ATCTGCTCCCAGCAGCGCAACACTAAAGCATACCCAAGGTGACAACCGTCGCAAAAAGGCTACTGATCACATGGGACATGTAAGCAAAGAAGGCGCAAGCGGTGCTATCCTTAACAAAAGCACTGAAGGCAACAAAAAGAGCCCACTAACTCGCGCTCCTGCAAAATAAACTACTTACTGTAGTTTTTGTGAAAAACGGCTGGTAACACAGCCGTTTTTCCTTTTTGAATAAACCAAATACCAAGAAACAACAGAAAACCACACTATTTTTTAATGGTTTAGACCCTGGCTACTAAATATCTCTGACAAAGAATGTCCGAGGATGAAAATGACAAGCGCTCTGCTTATTGAACATCTTACATATGAACGAGCCGCTGCTGAAGTTTTAACTGAAACAGATGGCAATGGTCAAACTAAACACATGTATATGAAAGGGATCTTCATTGAAGGTTCCCGCAGAAACCAAAATGGCAGAGTTTATCCTGCCCCAGAAATACGTCGAGCAGTAGAGCAAATAAAAGAACAAATTCGCAAAAACAACAGTGTTTTAGGCGAATGCGATCATCCTCAAGAACTACAGATTCATTTAGACCGTGTCAGCCACAAAATCACAGACATGTGGATGGACGGAGATAATGGGATTGGCAAGTTGCAAATACTACCTACACCAGTGGGTAATATTATAAAAACTTTGCTGGAATGCGGTTGCAAACTTGGCGTTAGCAGCCGTGGTAGTGGTAACGTTGATGACGAAGGTCGAGTAAGCGACTTTGATATGCTTACAGTGGACATTGTTGCCAACCCCAGTGCACCAAATGCTTATCCCACTCCAGTGTATGAACAACTAATGAATCGCAGACATGGATATCGGACTCTGGATCTAGCAGAAAGCGTCAGGCACGACCCCAAGGCTCAAAAGCACTTGAAGTCAGCCTTGCTAAGCTGGATTGATGATCTGAAACTTTAAAAGGAGCGACCGTCCAATGGAAACTACATTGAAAGATCTCCTGGAGAATACAGCATTGGGTGATGAACTCAAAGCCACACTCCAGGAGGCTTTTGAAAATAAAATTCGCAGCATGGAGACCCGTCTTCATGAGGACTACGCTGCTCGTTATCAAAATGACAAAGCAGTGTTAGTGGAAGCCATGGACCGGATGTTGAATGACACTATTCGTAGCGAACTCGGTGAGTTTGCTGAAGATCGTGCAAAATTGCGTACTGCAACAAAGACATCTAGCCAACGTTATAATGCTCGTTTGCGTGAGCACATGAAGGCTATCAATGCATTTGTTGCACGTCAACTCAATGAAGAGCTGACGGAATTTGTAAAAGATCGTCGTCAACTAAAAGTTCAACGTCACCAAATGGCAAAAGAACTTGAGAATATTCGTGAAAACACCAGCTTGGAATACAGTCAACGTGTTCGCAAACTGGAAGAATTCATTCTCAAACAACTAAGCGAGGAAATAGCTGAATTCCACGCTGACAAGAAGGCACTTGTAGAACAACGTGTCAAGCTTGCACAGCAAGGACGTCAACGTATTGAAGAAACTCGCGCTCAATTCATTAATCGAGCCAAAAATCTTGTTGAAGGCACTCTAAACACTGTAATTCGTGAAGAACTCAGTCAATGGCGTGATGACATCAAAGTTGCAAGAGAAAACAACTTTGGACGCAAGATATTTGAAGCATATGCAGCAGAGTATATGAACAGCTATCTAGCTGAACATAGCGAAGTTCGCAAGCTGACTCGTCAACTTACTGAAACCAACGGTCGTTTAGACACGGCTCTACGTCATGTAGACCGTCAAAAACAAGCTCAGACTCGTTTGGTGGAAGATGCACAAGCTCGCATAAAAACTGCTGAAGACCGTGCCCAGCGCATGGTAATCCTGCAGGAAATCACAGCCCCATTGGGCCGTGAAAAACGAGCAGTGATGGAAGATTTGTTGAAAGGCATCCGCACACAAAACCTGCGCGAAGCATTCAACAGATATCTACCCACTGTCATGCAGGGTAATGTTGCTCCTGCTGGTCGTGGCAAACAAGCCCTTGCTGAATCACAAACACAAGAAAAGCGAGCAGTGGTAACAGGCAACAGAACCAATAAACTTGCAGAATCAGTATCAGAAGAAACTCAGGCTGACCTGGGCCAAATTCTGTATCTGGCAGGTATTCATAGAGAATAAGGAGAACTAATAAAATGAGTAAAAATCTCTTTGAGACACACTGGGCAGCTACAAAACAGGCCCTATGCGAAGGTCTCAGTGGTAACCGTAAAAAAGTCATGGACGTAGTCCTTGACAACACCAAGCGTGAACTAAACAAAATGAGTGGCATCTTGTTTGAGACTGCCAGTCCTGGTAGCACAAGCGCCGGTAACATCGCAACCCTGAACAAGGTTATTTTGCCTGTTATCCGCCGTGTAATGCCAACTGTTATTGCCAACGAAATCATTGGTGTACAGCCCATGACTGGTCCTGTGGGCCAAATCCACACCCTGCGTGTGCGTTATGCTGATACATTTGGTACACCAAATGCAGTAGCAGCTGGAACTGAAGCTCTCAGCCCATTCGACATTGCACGCTTCTACAGCGGTAACGGCAACAGCACAACTCCTCGCGCTGCACCAACCAGCGTGCTAGAAGGTACAGCTGGCAAGAGACTGAACATCCAAATCTTGAAGGAAACAGTGGAAGCCAAGACACGCAAGTTGTCAGCTCGCTGGACCTTTGAAGCTGCTCAAGATGCACAAGCCCAACAAGGCATTGACATCGAAGCAGAAATCATGGCTGCTTTGGCTCAAGAAATCACAGCTGAAATTGACCAAGAAATCTTGACCAGCTTGCGTACATTGGCTGGCACAACACTAACTTATGACCAAGGTGCTGTAAGCGGTACTGCAACATACGTTGGTGACGAACATGCTGCTCTAGCAGTGTTGATCAACCGTGGTGCAAACTTGATTGCTGCCCGCACACGTCGTGGTGCAGGTAACTGGGTTGTGGTAAGCCCCACAGCTTTGACAATCCTGCAAAGCGCAACAACTTCAGCTTTTGCTCGCACAACCGAAGGTACATTTGAAGCACCAACCAACACCAAGTTCGTTGGCACTTTGAACAACACCATGCGCGTGTATGTTGACCAATATGCTGCTGACGACACAAACGTATTGGTTGGTTACAAAGGCCCTGGCGAAATCGACGCAGCGGCATATTATTGCCCATACGTTCCGCTAACAAGCAGTGGTGTGATCATTGACCCCACAACTTTTGAACCAGTTGTGAGCTTTATGTCACGTTACGGCTATTTGGAACTCAGCAACACAGCATCAAGCCTTGGCAATGCTGCTGACTACTTGGCTGGTATCTCCATTAACACAGCTAACCTAAAATTTATTTGAGGAAGGCAGCAAGTAACACACTTGCTGATGAAAAACCTGGGGGTAAAACCCCAGGTTTCCTTTTTTTAAAAAAGATTAAACCCTTGATTTATTAGGATTTGATACCAGTCTTTGGGCAAGTTAGACCCTACTTGTATTCTAAAAACTTGGTATCCCTGGTCTTTTGCTAGTTGTGTTTTGATTTCATCGTTTTCCTGAGTTCTTTTCAATAATGAGTAACGTTCTTCAAGCGTCATGTTTTTATTTCCGTGAAGTAATGGATTGCGATGATGTGGGCCATCTAATTCTACTACACAGTTTCCAATAACAAAATCAAAAAGTTTTTTTCCAATTTTTTTATTTTTTTGGAATGTTATTTGGCGAACTTGAAGTTCTTGTTGAAACTCTAACTCTGGTTTTGTATTAAACATACGTGAAGGAAGTTTAGTTGGGTTTTCGGCTATATATTTAAGTCTGGCATCAATATATTTTTCTTTTTGTTCTACTGTCATTTTTTGTCCACGTCTAGCTGCTAACATACTATCAACTTTTTGTTGAACTAACTCTGGACTTCTAGCTTTAGCGAGTTTGCTCATTTTATTTTTAAAATCCTGAGATCGTTTATATCCCTTTTGAGGTGAACCACCATTTTTTTGCAAAAAGTTTTGATAACTTATTCTCCATTTGTTTAAAGAGTCGTCTGATATTTTTTTGCCACGGTGTTTACTGCCAATTTTAGCTTTTGTTTCTTCAGTATGTTTGCGACCTTTTTTTGAATTACTCATTTTAGCACGAGTATCTGCACTTACAGGCTTTTGAATGCGTGTAGTATGTCCAGGAAACTTATCTTTATATTCTTGTGCAGTTAACCCGTGATTTTTCAAGTGTTTTCCTGAAATAGAGAGAAACTGTTTGTTGCAGATTTGACATTCAATCAATGTAATCCTCCTTATTGAAGTTTGCTATATTTATAGCTATCAATATTTTAGTTGTAAAAACCCCAGGAGCAATCCCGGGGTTTTCCTTTATAAGATAGATAATCTATCCCTGTCTTGACTAGTTGCTAGCCTTAATATAGCTTCGTTTTTTTCATTTATTACCAGCACAGTGTTTTTAACTTTAATACTGCCCTTGGTGTGACTGTTATCAGGTGTTTCTTTAGTAGTCCAAGGACATTCACAAGTTACGTGCATAACATATAGGGTTTTACCTTGGGTTTTTAACACCCACATGGGAATGCTAGGGTCCTCTAAGTGTTTTTTATTGAAGTGGAAAACAACGTCGTTGCAGAATATCTCTTTCATTTTTGGTTCCCTTTCAGATGTCGAGACAAGAAAAAACCCGCAGAAGGCTTTATACCTTTGCGGGCGGAAAAACGGTAGTAAAATGTATAGGCAACCTATGTCATGTTGCTATCCTAAAACCTTTGTTTGTATAAATGGTGGCACCAGTGAGATTTGAACTCACACCGCTGAATTTAGAGTCCAGCTGACTAACCATTGTCTTATGGGGCCTTACACCCTATATATAACAAACTTGCTGGAATCTGTCAAGCTGATAAATGTTTTGACAACTGTGAAATCATGTGCAAGAATAACATAGTATTAAAGAGGTCCCATGCAACGCCTAGCTGATTTAAAAACTGAAGTTTTGCCATTTAATGGGCTTGAGCTTCATATGACCAAACAAGACTTTTGGAGCAGCAAGCTACGTTTGCAAAACGACAACTGGTTGTTTCGCAAATGGTGGCCTGTATGGCAGGAACTGGGCCTCCACGGTCCAGGTCATTTGCTAGATGTAGGTGCAAACTATGGTGTAGCCAGTTGGGAGTTTTTATCTCAAGGGTTTGTTACTTCCACAGAAATGTTTGAACCCATACAAGAAAACTGTGAATCTATTACTAGGACATATCATGCAACTGAGGTTGCATGGAAGTTGCATAACACTGCTGTAGGTGAAACTTCAGGTGTTGTAGAGTTTGCATGGAATAAAACACAAACAGGCACCAGCCATGTTGTCCAACAGGGACAAGGTAATCGCCAAGTGCCTATTGTGAACCTTGACAGTTTGACACTGGATCCTGTTAAACTTATGAAAATTGACGTGGAAGGTCATGAACTGGCAGTATTGCAAGGGGCCACGCAGCTTCTTGAGCGTGATCAACCTTGGATATTTTTTGAGTGCAATCACAAAACGCCTGATGAACTTGCACGCAGTCATGATGTAATACAGTGGTTGACAGAACATGGTTACACATGTATCAGTGCCAGCCAACATGTGATATCACACAAGCAACATGTGCAAATCAGTAACTTGGCCAGTGATGTAATTTTGTCACGAGTAAACGACCTGCTGGCTGTGCCCACCTGGTGTGTACACAACCACAACTTCCGAAACATAAACTTGAATCAAATATGGCAACAACAGTTAGACCGCATGTCGGGAACAATAACATGGCAAGATAATGTTCCATGGGCTCCAGCACCAGCGGCCAAAGTCTTTGACTTATTGCCTCATGTTCAAGATGGTCAACGGTATCAACCGGCAAAAAGCAATAGAGTTTATCAACTACTGGACAATCAAGTGCTGGTTACAGAAAAGTTTTTCCTAGAGTTTCCGCGTCCTCAAACTGTTACAGCAAGTTTATTCTTTTAGCCACAAATAGCCTCGTAAAATACTAAATACTGGGTATTTTTACGAGGCCCTTATGCTCATATCTGAAATTTTATATAGTCCACTGCCTTATTTGATGGAAGGCGGCAATGTAAGCAGCAAAAGTCCTGGTTGGAAAGGTGCGCAAGATCAAGCCGCGCAAGAAATTGATCTCAAACTGCATAATAGAGATTTCATGGTCAAACAACTGAGAAAGTTGTTTGCTGCTCAAAATAAAAGCTTTCGCGAAGCCACAGGCAAGTATATTTGGGCACCCAGTTTGCTGACAAGTGGAGACATGTTTAGTGGAAGCAGTGTGCATTTTTTCAATATCAAAAAAATTAACACTGAAGATTTCCTAAACAAACTGAAAAAAACCAAAGTTGGTGATATTGATACCCAAGTTGATCAAAATCTTGGTGAGGAATTAGCCACTTGGTTGGAAAGTATCATAGGGCAAAAAGTTGGAAACGGTGTGCTTTTGGGATTCAACAGTTCCTTAAGCAGTATTTGGTTGCTAGATGATCCTGTTGTGCGTGTGCAGGTGGACTACGAGCTGGGTCCTTATGATACCAAAACTAAAAGGCCCACTGAATGGTTTGCTTACAGTCATAGCAGCCATTATGATGACATGGAAGTAGGCATTAAAGGTGTATTCCACAAGTATATAAATCGCGCCTTAGTGCAGGCACATCAAACCAAAAAGTATGTTGCTAAAGTTCAAAAACGTGGCGTTAAAATAAGCGATGAGCCTATTCAAGACAGCAACTATAGTTTTGCTGTTAGCAGCGCTCAAGGTGGCGGCCTTAGTTTGAAATACCGGCCTTACCTTGATCCTCAAACAGGTGAGCCTGCCACCAAAAAGAATATTCCCATAATGCAATATATTGAAACAGCAGATAGACATTATGTGCAAAACCTTGACCAGCAGTTTGAACTAATGTTTGGACATAAACGCACAGAAGCTGATAGAAAGTTGCAAGGTAGTTTTGTTGGCACAATTCAACTTATGAACAAGTATCTAAAACCCGAACAAAACCGTGCTGTAGTTGAAGCGTTTTATGATATTTTGTTTGGTGTTGGGGCACAGATGATCACAAAAGACGATCCACAACGAGATCGAGATACCAAGTTCGCTGCTATTGATATCATGCTTTTGGGAACCAAAGATCACAAACCTCTTAAAGTGCCAAACTCAACTCAACTGCGTCAGCAAGCTGTAAACATGGCAATAGATTACGAAAGCAAGTTTCGTAGCAGACAAAAAGAAAAAGGCATAATACAAGAAGCTCAAGATACACCTAGTTTTGCTAGAAAAGGTGTTCAACACATTTACAGTAGACTGCCTGACGGCCGTGCCAGCAGCATGGAAATGAAGGACGCAGATTTTATTAAACTTTGTAAGGAAATAGCTCAGCTTGGTGGCAACTTGGATGATGTTCCCATCAACTTGAAAGTTGACGGTGCTGGCATACGCTTTGGTCGAGATCAAAAAGGCCAACCATTTTTTATGACCAGCAGAGTAGATCGGCCAATATATGCCGAGGACCAAGGCTTTTTCTCTAGATATGCAAAAGAACAAGGTCAAAATGAAGAACAACAAGCTCGAGCACGCAACTACGATCAAGCTTTGAAAATCATTACTGGCAGTGACTTTATCAAGAAGGTTCCAGTTAACACATTGGTCCAAGCGGAAATGCTATACAGACCCATGGCCCAGCAAACTGAGGACGGTTTAAAGTTTGTTAATATCAGTTACGATCCCAAGGAACTTGGTAAGGTTATGACCTTGGTGCCATTTGCCTTTAA